ACTGGACCCATGGTAGGTATGGCGTTCAGTGGTGCGTTGTTTGCGTTCATTGTGCTTATCCTCGTAGGGTCTTTCTTGCCGGGCACGCCGAATAGGTGAGCGCCAATTTGCTGCCAGTTGCCGCCAGCTTTCTGCCCCCAGTTTGGGTTGGAGATCCGCGGGTTGTAGTAGTGCGTCGCGCCGCCCGTGGGGTCGTTGTAGTTGCCGTCCAGGATCTGATCCGCAACCATGTAGGCTTGCTCGCTTGGCTGGATCTTGCTCATGTCCTGGCCTTGCTCACCGCCAGCGTAGCCCGTCACGGAGTTCCACGCAGAGAATTGACCCGGCTGTAGGATGACGCTTGTGAAATCGTTGCCGTAGCTCGGATTTGAAAGGCGGTTCATGATGACAGAGCCGACGCCCATCATGCCGATTGGGCCTTGGTTTCCGGCCTCCGCCATGATGGTTCTCGCGAGTAATTCTCTGTCGGTCAGGTTCATTGTATTACCTTAAAACGGCATTGGCATTCCCAGGTATTTCAGCGCGCCGAGCGTGCCGAGGATGCCTGGGTTGTTTTGGGTTGTAGTAGTGTTTGGTGAGTTTTGATTTGCGACACCCAGCGCCGCCAACGGTGCGTTGAGGCTGTCCTGCGGGCTGCTTGCGTAGCGTGCGAAATCTCCGCGTGCGGCGTCGATGAGCTGTTGCTGCAAGCCTTGCTGCATCAGACCCTGCGCCATCATATCCTGGTTGATAGCTCTGCCAGTGTTGAACGCCTGACCCGCCATGGAGCCGAGCTGTGACGCCGCGCCCAATCGAGCCGCCCGGTCGTTCATCGCTTGCGTCATCGCGGTGTTGTAGCCTTGCATGCGCATCGGTGCGATTGCGTTCGCCGCCATGCGTCCGTACTCCGCGTTCGTCACGCCCTCCGCGACACCCTGACGGGATCCGCCAAACGCGTTTGCTCGCTCAGCCTGCGCGCCCATTGTGTTCATCGCCATTTGCCGCTGACGCTCAATGTCAGCCTGCGTGCGGTCGATGACCTCTTGCTGGTAGGGGTTCATGTACGCCCCGACGTTCAGTGGCGCAGCGACCGCCGCCTGGGTGGCGCCCATTGCGTTTTGCAACCCGGTTGCCGCCGCCTGGTTCACGTTCAATGGCTGATACGCGTTTTGCTGATTTTGTATTGGGACGACAGCTCCGCCGCCTTTGGATCCTTGGCCTGCCATGTTAAGCGTCCTTCCTAATTAAACCGACCGCAAAGAATTGCGCCGTGCGTAGTGTGAATGTCAGCGCCCCGCGCAACGTGCGTCGCTTGCCGGATGCGAAATCTATGTACCGACGGAACTCGGCGTAATGCTCGCGCGCCTTGCCTTGCTCAATCTTTTTGCGGCCAAGGTAACGATACCCGCGGCGCACGGCCTCACCCCACCAGCGATCATGCAGCTTGTGCATGCACCACACGACGGCCTCGCGCTTCATGTTGGGAGTGAACCCACCGGAGGCCACGGCGTGCGTGGCGATCACGCAGTCGTCGTCGGATCCGCTGTCGCTTGACCCACCGCCGTCATCAGATCCGCTTTGGAAATTAGTGTCACCACCTTGCGCTACCAGAACGCCGTCGACGTACTCCTTGTCGTCAAACGGTGTAAAGATGTTTGCCATTGTTTGCGAAAAGCTGTTCGACCCGGTGTCGTTGTTTCCGACAAACCCAGTTGGGGTATTTGCTGGTGACGACCAGGTGCTTGGGTCGTTCATGTCAAACGTCTTGCCGGAGTTGGCGTAGTTTTCGGCCTCGTTGTTTATCTGGTCAACCATGGACATGCCGCTGTCATTGTTGTCGCCGCTGCCGCCAGTGTAGTTGCCCGTCACGAGAGACGTCACGTTGTTGCCAGTCTGTGATCCGTAGATTTGCTGGTTGTTGTTGTAGATCGTGTCCTGCGCGCCGATGATTTCAGCTCGGTTGTCAGAATTTTCAATCGCAGCGATGTCAGCCGCGCTAAGCGTGTCAGTCTTTGGATCGTAGTTAGGATCTCCGATTGCCTCTCGAATAATGTCGACGTTCGCGTTGTACTCATCAGTCGTCAAGAAATTATCGTCGCCCTCAGTGTCGTAGGGATCCACGCCGAGATACGGGGCAGGATTGCCCGCGCCGTCGGTCGGCCCGGTATAGCCACCCCCGCCACCGCCGCCACCACCGCCGCCGCCGCCGCCAGTGGTCGTTGTAGTGTTTGTGTACTTTGTGTAATCAATCGGGTCACCCACGTTATACCCAGCCGCGCCAGTAAATGGGTCAATAAAAAAGCTGTCGATGTATTCTTTTTGGCCTGGGCGCGCCGCCGCAAACTCATCCATGATGTTGTTATACAGCGGAATGGCACTGTAAGCGGAAACACCATTTGCGTAGGTCGTCGGGGCGTCCATGCCGCCATACATAGCCGCATCCCCGGTCGGTGCGTTCAAACCAAAAGACATCGCCTGGTCAGTGGTATTTGTGAATGCCGACGTCTGCATTGGCGTAAACGCCGCGACAGTTGGGCCGTAAGATAAAGGGACGGATCCCAACGCGCTAATCTTGTCAGCTCGCGTCAGGTTCTTTTTTGCCGCGTCCTCAATATACTCCGGGATCTCTACTGTAGTTGATGATCCGCCTTTACCCATTTTATATCTCCTTAACGTAGGATGAATGCATAGGCTCCCATCCGTGCGCGGCTAGTGGTTTCTTCCATCCGAAACGGCCAGTCATGTTGAGCGCTTCGCAGCCTTGCTCTTTCGCCCAATTTATCACGTCGTCGTGCATGCTTAAAATTTCGGTGAGATCGCCCCCGCCAAGAAAGATGTTCAATACCTTCTTTTTCGGGTAAGCGATAATTTCAGTGACGAGGCAGCTCTTCTCCGCGGGCCACAATTGCATGGTCCCTTTGTACAGCCCCTCGTAAATGTCGATGATGTCGTGCGTGCCCCCGGTGTATTTCAGGGCGGCTTCTATGTGCGGACGGCAGCGCTCGAATTCTGGATGCATCACCACGCACCCCCAGTGAGCGCCACGCGCTTCCATATGTTGGCCGTACCGTCATACGCCGCGGTGCAGACGTAGATGTAGTTTGCGTCCCAGCTCACCATCCCGGCAATGTCGCCGGACGCGCCCACGCTCGATGCCGGGGCGGATTGCTTCACGACGACCTCATTGAACGCGCCAGACTGCGAAATCACTGGCCGGGCGGTTGTCCTGTCAAACATGATGACGCCGTCCTCAGAGGCGCTCTCATCGCCTGTCTGTTGCACCAGGGTCGCCTGGGTTGTGTTTAAAAATACATTCAGCCTGCGCGCCCAGGTTCTCCAGTCGTTTCCGTATGGCTCGGGGGCTGTGTACTGAGCTGTCATCGGCGACCCCCGGGTATTGCGTCAACGCGGTTGATGCCCACGCGCCAGTCGGCCAAGGTTTGACCCTCCACGCGCATCCGAACCTGACGCCCGGTAAACCTGACGCTGGTGGGGTTGCTGAGAGAGTAGGGGCCGTATGACCGCTCCGTGCCGTTGGGGTAAAACCTAGTTTTGAACGTGGCGTTCACGTCGCCCTGGTTTTTCTCGTCTGGGATCAGCTCAACGACGCTCACGACGCTGTCGCCGCTGCCGATGCGGAACGGCCCAGTCTCGGCGTATGGCGTCAGGGATCCGTAGTCGAAACCGACCTCGTGTTCGTAAATGTGATTGTCGTCCGCACTCGCAAACATCGGCTGGCGGAACGCGCCACGGTCAGCCCCCGCGGTGCGGGACAGCTCGCCGATCATCCACGTCCCTTCAGAGTAGTTATAGACGACGTAGCGATCATTTTCGAGCGAGCTGGATGACGGGTAGAACCACCAGATTTCGTTGTAGAGGCTGTTGGATACGCCGAACACCTTTGAGATTTGCGCCCGGTTGATGTCGTTGAAAACGTAATCCGACACCTCGCTGTTCAGCTCCGTGACCGAGCTGCCGTTGTAAATGAAAAACGAATTCACGCCCATCCACACGGCGCCCTCATCGACGACGACGCAGGACAGCGTAGAGGCGACCCCGCAAGACGTGCCGACGCGCTCTATGCCGTAGACGTAGGGTGGGCCTTGATACACGGCAGCATGCGCGTCTCTGGTTGTCAGGATCAGCGTCTGGCCGCGCACGTTCACGCCCTGCATGATTTTGCCGGAGGTGTTCAGCTCCAGGTCGCCAGCCTCGTTGGTCGCAGCCGCAGTCCAGGTCGTGTTGTCTTCACGGTCGCACCACTGAACCTTGCGAGGGTTGCCCCCGGCGCCAAGCGCGAACACAAAGCGCTCCTCAGTCACCACGATTGCCTGGTTGTCGACCGGGGCGTTTGAGAGTTGAGCCGCGGGCGTCCCGGTGTTGAGCTGCCATTCGTAGATTTTGCCGTCGTCGGAGTTGCAGGCCAGCAAGTATTCGCCCCAAGTTTGCAAGTGCCAAACGGTGGCGGGCTGGATGTTTGTGGTGTCTGGTCGTTGTATGCCGTAGGCGAGCGTGCCGTAAAAACCGGATCCGTATGCGGTAAACGCGGACGCGTCCTCACGCCCGGCAGTGATGCCCGTGGGGGTG